TACAAACCTAGCTCAAGTAAAGGCATTCGATTCATCTGATTATGCTACAGCCGCTCAGGGAGCTAAAGCCGATACAGCTATACAACCCTCACAAACTAGCTCATTTAGTACAGCTACTGGTGTTGAAAACAATGCAGATGTAACTGATACTGCAAATGTAACGTCTGCAGGTGCATCAACGGACTCGGAACTTGCAGAAATTGCCAGAGTTAAAGCATTAACAGCTGCAGGAATTTCGGGCTCATTTACACCCGCTAGTGCTTCGTTTAGTACAAGAATAACAACCAACGAAACAAACATATTAGGTTTACAAACAGATAGTGCTTCATTTAGTACAAGAGTAACAGCTAACGACGCAAAAGTAAGTTACACAGACGCGGCTGTTACCTCTGTAATTAATACTGCGGGCATAATATCAAGTTCAGCTCAAATAGGTGTCGGTGATGGGTTATTATCCCAAAATAATTTTACTAATGCGGACCATAGTAAACTAGATGGCATTGAAGCTAGTGCGGACGTTACTGATACATCAAACGTTACATCAGCAGGAGCATTAATGGACTCAGAATTAGCCGATTTAGCTGCTGTTAAGGCTATTAACCAAGGATTAACCACAACATCAAATGTTATATTTAATCATATAACAGCCTCAGGTCACATAAGTGCAAGTGGTGATTTATTTACTACATTCCTAAATTTGGGCTCTAATGATGATAAAATATTTTCAGACGATACCGGTATCATTATTAGTGTAAATGATAACGATAATCATGTATTCAACACTACAGGATATAAGTCACATGGTCACATAACAGCATCCAGCAATATAAACGCAGGAGGTAATATAAGTGCAAGTGAAGATATTATTGGAAAAAGACTTAATGTAAATGGTACTCAATTTGTTGATTTACATAGCTCAGGATTTAGAATCGGTGGGTCTAGTACGGCACTTACAATCTTTGGTGATACAATAAAATTTGGAGGCCCCTCAACAATCTCCCACGTAACAGCCTCAGGCGATATAAGTGCAAGTGGAACGTCTACTGGATCATTTGGTCACTTAATGCTTAATGGAGGTAATTTTACTTCTGCTTCACTTGCAAGTGCTATTGCTTCTGCTGGGGGGTCGAGTGGTATTAGTAATATCGTAGAAGATACAACACCACAATTAGGGGGTGATTTAGATACAAATGGAAAAAATATAGCATTTGGAGATAATGACTCAGCCTCATTTGGAGCAGCTGGAGATCTATTAATTTTCCATGACGGCAGTGATAGTTTTATTAAGGATGCAGGAACTGGAGATTTAAAAATACAAGCAAGTACAGTAAAAATAACTGACCATGATGGCTCCCCAACACATATAACAGTTTCTAATACAGGTTTAACACTTAACTCAGGAAATGGTTTAGTTAATATAGGTAATGATAAAATAGGAAATGGTACTGATGAAGAATATATTGAATTTAGTACTACTGATATTGATTTTCACGTTGAGGATACCCGACGTTTAAGAGTTGGTGATGGATTTATTGATGTTGTTGGTAATATAACAGCCTCAGGTAATATAAGTGCAAGTGGAACGTCTACTGGATCATTTGGTCACTTAATGCTTAATGGAGGTAATTTTACTTCTGCTTCACTTGCAAGTGCTATTGCTGGAGGAGGCGGCGGCGGAGGTGTAGATACTTCAGGTACACCCGCTGATAGTCAAATAGCAGTATTTACTGATTCTGATACAATAGAAGGCACATCTAAACTTACTTTTTCAAATGGTGATTTATTAGTTCATTCTACCAATGCTGATAATTCGGGAGTAGAAATTTTTGGAGGTGTTGTAGGATCAAGTACTACCTATATTTCTCCTGTTGGGTCGCAAACTACTATGAAGTTTGGTGATGGTGATACAGGCCATATTTTCGATTTTAGAAGAAATAAATTATCATTTGATGGTGATTCTACTAACACATATATCCAGGCTGATTCCGATGATCCCGAAAACCTTGAAATCCATGCTGATAATAATATTGAATTAAACGCAGATAACTTAGTTACTATGACTACTGCGTCAATAGAACATAGATTATTTGATACAGGATCAGTAGTTTTAGCAGCTGATGGTGGGGTAGTAGGTGATATAGTTAAATTTGGTGGCACGTCTACTACGGCGGGTAAAGTTTATTATTTAAAGCCCGATGGTGCATGGGGTGAAGCACAAGCTGATGCAGGAGCTACAGCATCTGGATCTTTAGCAATTGCATTAGGATCTAATTCTACTACAAATGGAATGTGTTTAAGAGGATTTATACACCCTGAAAATGACCCTAGTGCTGGAATAGGTAGCCCAGTATTTTTAAGTGATGCCGCATCCGGAAGAATGTTAGCAACAGCTCCAGATACCTCTGGAGATATTGTTAGAATATTAGGACACCAGTTTGGCACAGATTTAATATATTTTAACCCATCACCAGACTTTATTGAAGTATCATAATGACATATATAAGAGCTATACAAAAATATAATAATACATCTAATGTATGGGAAATTATACAATCAGGAAGTAATACTGTATTGAAAACAGAATCTACTAGTTTGGTCCCTACAGATGATCCCGATATAGAATTAATTAATGGAGAATATTATAAAGGTGTTTATTACCAAGAAGGGGATTATTTTATAGCAGATTGGGATTTTGATAACAATACTGGTTGGTTATGTCCATCCGAGTTACAATTTAATATTTACAATGCCAACAACTAATATAGAAGGACCAAATAGTCACACAAGTATAGGAACCGATATAGGTGATGGAGTAAATTATGCATCTATTGGTTCAACCCAAGTGAATAGAGTACTAGAAACCTCTGCAGGTTCTAATGCTATGGCAACTTTAGTTACCCCTTCTGGGGTATTATTTACTAATTTTTTTAATGCTTCTCAAATCCCCGCAGGATCTACAATATTAGGAATTGAAGTTGTAGCAGCAACAGATTTTGATGGTAGTGGTGAATCTTTTATAGGTTCATTTGGTTCAAGTACAGGTACATTTGATGTAGAATGTTATTTACATAATGGAGCAGAGTATTCGTCAAAACTAACTTTTGATAGCAGTACATCTATTTCAGGTATAACTTTTAGCAATTCTGATACTACAGCTGAATTTGATGGTGGTAATATAAGATATAAAAATGCAACTTTAGGTGATGATGTATTATTTGGGGGTACTTCTGAATTAGCGGGATTATCATGGAATCCCGCTAACCAGGCTAACTTTGGTTTTGCTATTACCTTTCAAAATGAAAGTAATAGTATGGTAGCAGGAACGCTAAGAGGTTTGGGTTTACGTATTACATACCAAGAAACAGCTATTGCGAAAAAAGTTAATTCAATTATTAGTGGAAGTATTGCTAAGCTTGATACTGTTGTAGGTAATACAATTGCAAAATTTAATGGTTTAATATTAGCTGGTGCAGCTCCGGCTGGTTTATTTAGCAAACAATATCAATTTGAGGACCAAACAACCCAAGAAAGCCAAAACAATATTTGGGTCCCATCAAATACAGCCGCAGATTGGGTAAATGGAGTATCAGCTGTAACAGATGCCGAGGCAAGTAATGCGGGCACTAATTGGGGAAAAACAGCAACTAAACAAGTTAGAGGATGGAATTGTGGTCAAGATTCGACAAGTTCAAGCAATACAGGTCCTAATGGAGGAGTAAACACATCGGATGGAAGTCATGATACTTCTTCTGATGGAGATAGATATATTTACTGTGAAGCTACAACAGGTACGGGGGGTAGTGGGCTTAGTGTAACTGCAGCTAATAGAACTTGGGTTACAAGAATGCCTGGTTTTAATTTTAGTGATGAAATGTTAAGTACAAGTAATGACTTAAATTTAAAATTTTGGTTGCATGCTTTTGGATCAAATATGGGAGATTTATTTATATACATTGACACAAACGCATCTTCAAATCACTCAACCGCAACTTTAATTCAAAGTTATACATCATTTTCAGGTTTTACTGCTAACTCATCAGTATGGCAACAACAAACAGTAAGTTTAAATAGTTATAGAACCGTAGATGCTATTCATTACATTTATTTTGTGATGGAAGGAGCAACAGGTTTTAGATCAGATTTGGCTATAGATGCTATAGAATTAATTGAAGAATAATGATACGAGTAAAATATATATGTGAACCCGATGGATATAAGTTATATACTTCAGAAAGTGGACAATTTATAACTACTTATATGTCTGCTTCTTTTAACCCCTCTGACCCAGAAATAGGTGATTATATTTATGGAAAATATCTGTATTCGGGTTCGTTAAAAAAGTTTATACCTGATTAAGGTTTTTTAAATTACCATATACGTATATTCAAACATAAAAATTAAAAGTTATGGCAGTTAAAGAATCAAAAACATTAGAAGCTCAAGAGTTAAATGCTCTTAAAGAATTAAGAAGTAAAGCTAATAATCTTATTTTCCAAAGAGGACAATTAGGTTTATCTGAGGATAGATTAGAACTTCAAAAAATTGCTCTTCAAGAAGAACTCCAAAAATTATCTGAAGAAGAAAATAAATTATCTCAAGAACTTTTTGATAAATACGGTAAAGGTCAAGTCGATTTAGACCAAGGTACTATTACTCCAGTAGAGTAATCCTGCGGGGTTCGCATTCTTTTTAGATATTTATTGCCGGCTTTGATTCTGCCAATGTTTTTGACAGAAGGGCTCATATTTATGTACAACAACAAATCTAAAGATAATGGCTGAACAAATAGTATCACCAGGAGTATTTCAGAGAGAAACTGACCAATCATTCATAACTCCTGCTCCTGTAGAAGTAGGAGCAGCAATAGTAGGCCCTACTGTTAGGGGTCCTGTTAATAGACCTACGGTAGTAACTTCATTTTCTGATTACAGAAATAAATTTGGAACTACTTTTATAACCGCATCTCAAAACGTAGAGTTTTTTACTTCTATAGCAGTACAAAAATTCTTTGCTAATGGGGGTAATAGTATGCTTGTTACCAGAGTAGGTTCCGGTAGCTTTGAACCCGCAACAAGTACAGATATTGTATCAAATCAAGGAAGTACTTCAGGAAAAGCCAGTGGATCATTACAATTTACTTCAACTTTCTTCACTGATGAGGGGGATGAAGTACAAATAACAGTGGATGATACTGAATTTAGATTTATAGCAGTTGATCCTAACGATGTTCCTGTAGATGCTTCACCTGTATTTTTTGTAGCAACCGGTTCAAACGCCGCTACTACTGTTACTAATCTTGTTGCTAAAATAGGTACTTCGAATGCTTTAGGAGCAGGAGTTGAAGTTAACGATGCAGGTGGTGGTGCTTTAGGAATATCTGCGAGCTTAGCAGGAACTTCTGGTAATACAATTACAGTTGAAACAGGTTCAGGCGGTACTATTACTGGCCCGGATGTATTAACATTAGCTGGTGGATTTGATGGCTCAGGTACTAAAACATTTACTTTAGAAACTTTAGGTAAAGGTTCAGTACTTAATAATGCTAGTGATACACAAGTAATTACACAATTTAGTGATGGTGGTATAAAAACCGGAACTAAGGATAATTTAAGATATGAAATTTCTGGTGTAAATCCCACAGCAGGTACATTTAATATATCTATAAGAAGAGGTGATGATAATACCCAAAATAAAATTATTTTAGAAACATTTATTGGATGTAGTTTAGATCCAAAAGCAGATAATTTTATATCTAAAATAATAGGTGACCAAACTACCGAAGAAACAATCCAAGAAGGTCAAACATTTATAAAAATAGTAGGTGACCATCCCAATAGATCTAAATTCATTAGAGTAAAAAGCGTAGACACACCTACACCTGATTACCTCCAAAATGATGGTTCTATAGGAACAAATTCAAGTGGAAATTCATTTACAGCAAACCTTCCAACGGCCCAAAGTGGAGCTTTCTTTGGAGCTACGGGTAATCATCTAGGAGGTGGTGGTACCAATACCTTTGAAAACATAGATAGTAATAATACTCAAGGTCTTGTAAGTACCGACTACACAACAGCTTTAAATATCTTAAAAAATAAAGATGAATATAGATTTGCAACTATAACTACCCCAGGTGCTTATAATACTGATTTTGGAACCGTAATAGCAGATACTATTGCTCTTTGTGAAGAAAGAGGGGATTGTTTCTATATAGCAGATATGGTTCCTTACGCATCAGATGTAAGCACCGTAAGTAGTGAAGCGAATAAATTAAATACTAATTTTGCCGGTACCTATTGGCCCTGGGTTAAAGTACCATCTACAGAATTAAGTAGAAATGTTTGGGCACCCGCCTCAACAGTAATGCAAGGTGTTTATGCCTTTAACGATAGAGTAGCAGCTCCGTTTTTTGCACCTGCTGGTTTAAATAGAGGTGGCTTACCAATTGTAAGATCTGAATTTAAAGTAGTTCAAGCTCTAAGAGATAAATTATATGATAATAATGTTAACCCAATAGCTACATTCCCAAGAGTAGGACCCGTAGCATTTGGCCAAAAAACACTACAGAAAAAAGCAAGCGCTTTAGATCGTATTAATGTTAGAAGATTATTAATTACTCTTAAAAACTTTATAGGTGATACTTCTAAAAACTTAGTATTTGAACAAAACACAGTACAAACTAGAAATAGATTCTTAAATGCAGTTAATCCGTTCTTAGAATCAATTCAACAAAGACAGGGTTTATTTGCCTTCCGAGTTGTAATGGACGAAACTAATAATACTGCCGAAGCAATAGATAGAAACCAATTGGTAGGACAAATATTTATCCAACCTACTAAAACAGCTGAATTTATAGTATTAGATTATACCATCCAACCAACAGGAGCTACATTTAATGACTAAAAATTTAAGAATACTATATTTATAATAAAACAACACGACAATGGCAATATTAAGTTCAGCAGATATGTTCTATACAGCTTACGAACCTAAGCTACAAAATAGATTTATATTTTTTATAGACGGTATTCCTGCTTATTTAGTTAAATCAGCAGATAAACCAAAGTACACCGCAGAAGAAGTAGTTCTTGACCATATTAACGTTAAGAGAAAAATTAAGGGTAAATCCGATTGGTCTCCTATTTCTTGTACATTATATGATCCTGTAACCCCTTCAGGAGGGCAAGCAGTAATGGAATGGGTTCGTTTACATCATGAATCCGTAACAGGTAGAGATGGTTATTCTGACTTTTACAAAAAAGATGTTAGATTTCAAACATTAGGCCCTGTTGGTGATGTTGTTGAAGAATGGATCTGTAAAGGCGCTTATGTTACTAATGCTGAATTTGGAAGTGGTGATTGGACTTCATCTTCACCTATGGAAATTAGCTTAACAATTGCAATGGATTATGCAATCTTAAACTACTAAGATTCTTAACATAAATAAATTAAGAGGTGCGCAAGCACCTCTTTTTTTTACATATGTATATGCAAACATATAAAGTTGTAGCAAATGGAAAACAAATCAATGTTCCCTACTGAAGAAGTTACTTTACCTTCAAAAGGATTAATTTACCCCCCAGAAAACCCACTATCTAAAGGTGTGCTTGAAATGAAATATATGACTGCTAAAGAAGAAGATATTCTTACTAATAGTAGCTATATAAATAATGGTACCGTAATAGACAAACTATTACAATCTTTAATAGTTACCCCGATTAATTATAATGATTTAATCGTAGGTGATAAAAATGCTATAATGATAGCGGCAAGAGTTTTGGGTTATGGCAAAGACTATGAATTTACTTATAATGAAGAACCACATACTGTAGATCTTACTAAAGTTGAAGATAAACTTTTAAAAGAAGAACATATATCTGAACAAGGTAAAAATGAATTTGAATTTATTTTACCTACTATCCAAAAACCAATTACATTTAAATTTTTAACTCATGGAGATGAAAATAAAATAAATTCAGAGTTAAAAGGTATAAAAAAAGCTAAAAAAGAATCTCCTGAACTTACTACTAGGTTAAAATATACAATTTTATCTGTAGATGGTGATTATGAAAGAAAAACTATTAGAGAATTTGTAGATAATAGTTTATTAGCAAGAGATGCAAGAGCTTTAAGAGGTTACATCAAAGAAATACAGCCTGATGTTGATTTGTCCTTTGATCTTGAAACTGAAGCTGGAAGCGTGAAAGGCGTTAAGGTCCCTATTGGGATCAACTTTTTTTGGCCTGACGCCGGAATATAAATTCCAAGTTTATCAAGAAGTACATGACCTAGTATATTATGGGAATGGAGGCTTTATATATTCTGAAGTATATCAAATGCCTATCCATATAAGAAGATACCATATACGTAAAATAGATGGTTTACATAAACAACAAAATGAAGAAATAAAAAATGCTAAAAGAGAAAATAGTCCTTCTTCTAATATTTCTAAACCCCCAAATTTTAATAAGAAATAATTTTTTTATATTTATATAAGACCCACTATTTTAAATAAATGGCAGAAGAAGGTAATATAAATGAAAATACTGCGGCAAGCGCAGCGGCAAATGCTCAACTTCAGGAGGGCCTTGGTGATTTAGCTAAAATTCTAGGACAAGCAGCTAAATTGTCTAAAAACTTAGCAAAAAATCTTGGTGATGCTGCAACTGAGGGAGGTGCTGCAGCAGATAATGCCGTTGATTTAACAGATGCTTTTGATAGTTCTAATAATCTTATAGAACAAATAAATAAAAAATCAAAAACCCTCGGTGGATTATTAAATGTAGGTAAGGGTGCAGCATTAGCATTTGCTACTCAAATAATGAATGCTGATAAAAGCACTACTGAACTAGCTAGAGGGTTAAATTTAAGTAAGGCGGAATCTATAGAATTATCTAAGGGATTTGCTGCTGCTGCTTTAAATTCAAACGATATAGCTATTAATAGCCAAAGAATAGTTAAAGCAAATACTGAACTTAATAAACAACTAGGAACAGCCTTTAGATTTAGTAGTGAAACTTTAAAAACATTTTCTAAATTAACAGAAATTGTAGGGATTTCAGCCGAATCTGCCGCTAGTTTAGCTTTTCAGGCACAAAGATCTAGTAAAACTTTTAGAGAAATTGAAGAAGATACTCTGGCAGCTTCTTTTAGTTTACAAAAACAGTCGGGAGTACAATTAAATTTAAAAAAAATACTAGAAGATACTGGTAAAGTTACAGGACAAGTAAGATCTAATTTAGGAGCTAACCCAGCAGCTATAGCTAAAGCAGTTACTGCTGCTAAGTTGTTTGGTGCAGAATTAGATGATATTGTTACAAGTTCTAAAGCATTGCTTGATTTTGAAAGTAGTATTGAGAATGAATTAAAAGCCGAATTAATAACTGGTAAACAACTTAATTTAGAAAGAGCAAGAGCTTTATCTTTAGCGGGTGATCAGGAAGGTCTCGCAAATGAATTAGCTAATCAAGCAGGTAATTTTAGTGAATTTTCTAAATTAAATGTTCTTCAACAAAATGAATTAGCTGCTGCTTTTGGTATGTCATCAGATAAATTATCTGATATACTCTTTAAACAAGAAACCCAAAATATGAATGCTAAAGAGTTAAGAGCTCTTGGTAAAAATGAATTAGCAGATAGGTTAGAACAATTAGATACACAAGATAAAATAAATCTTGCTCAAGAAAAATTTCAAACAGTCTTAGCAGATGTAGGTTTAGCTGTATTACCTTTAGTAGAAGGATTTGGTAATGTAGTAGGATTTTTAGCACAATCTAAGGATTTAGTTATTGGTTTAACTTCATTATTTATAGGTTTAGCTGCAGCCCAAAAAACACTCGCAATATTATCGTTATTACAAGCAACAGGTGTTATTTTTGCTGAAAATGCTAAAGCAGGTCCTATTATAGGTACTATAGCAGCGGTCGCAGGTATTGCGGCATTAGCCGCTTCTGCGGCAGCTGCATACAGTTATGTAGAAGATGGTATTGCACCCCCAGGAGGTGGTCCTTTTAAAATTACGGATAAATTTGGAGCTACTGCAGTTACAGCTGCTGGAGATGGTATTGCGGTATCACCTAATATTAGTAAAGGTCCTGCAGCTTCTTCACAACCTATAGTAATTCAAAATAATTGGGACGCATTTGCCGCTTCTAATGGTAATGGTCGTAGAGGATTAGCAGGTACCCAACGTCTCCAGGCAAGTCCTACATTTGCTTAATATTTATAATAAAACAACACAATCATGGCAATTAAAAATTTAGAATCAATTTATGACTTAGTAGGATCTTTTGGAATAGCAGGTGGTGGACCTGTTAATGATATGGAAAATCAAACAGGCCCCAATTTTCCTATTATAGGAGGTAGCCTTACTAGTCTTGAAAGGGGTGCTTATCCTTTTAGTATCCCCTCTAATTCTCCACTCCATGCTGGTCCTGGTGCAGATCAAGCGGGTAGATCTTTACTAGGTCCTAATTACCAATTTGCTTATGGTGGATCTGCTTTTTCAGCTCCAGCATCAAGTGGTCCTAATGATTTAGATTTAGAAGGAATAACACCCCCACTTTATAAAAATGAAGGTCCTGAAGAAGGATTTTATGGATATTAATATGTTCTATGGCAATTCAGTTAAAAAATCTTTTACTTGATGCTGAAGAGGGGTCATTTACTATAAATCACCCCGACGGAACAACTTCTACTAAACCTTTTAAACAAAGATCTTTTGCATCCTTCTTCT